CCAAAGCTTCGATTGGAATCTTTGGGATCCTAAAGGAACTATTTGGAAACTTAGAGAATACACTAATGTTCAGAGTGTCTCCTGTTACTGAAACCAATGGTGACAAAGGTGTCACAAAGATAGTTCCTAAACTTTCCGTAGCTGAGGCGTAAGTATTCATCAACGTGCGTGGGTAAATGAAAGGAATGGTGATTGAAGCGGTTGAACTTTCACCTGGGGTCAATAAGACATGGTTCGTCGTCGTTATGTTCGCCAATTCACATTGGTAAGATGCAAGCGGCATAAAATACATAGCCAACAAACCTTGTTGAAAAGGTTGTCCATTGATCTGAAGTGAAACTTCAACGTCTCCTGTCCAGTAAGTGTAGCGGTCAAAAGGCATGTTCTGAATGTTATCAGATTGTCCTAGACTGAGTAATCCAAAAGGCACATCTATGGTGTAGATGGCGGTTCCGGCTGGATCACCGTTAGTCCAAGTAAAGTCTGATCTCCAAACGTTAGACTCGGTCGAAAAGTTCAAATCCATAGGCGTTTCAGCCATAGCTTTCATTGAAAGGGAGTCCTTTACGTTCGAATTATTCAAAACGGTCGATTCAAGTGTGTGTCGTTGATTCAGCTTTGTCAAGCCGAATTGTGCGGCGTCATTTCCTTGTGCGTTGAAAAGCATAGGGAAACAACAGTCAGTTGCTGAGGTCCTAGATGCAACTATTTCAATCATTGTCGATTGGGAAGGTAATTTGATGGGATCATAACCTGCTTGAAACAGAGCTTGATTTATCTGTTTGTAATATAAGTCATAATCCTCCTTTCCCCAAACCGACATTAACTCCATAGTTGTGCGACACTCTTCGATGATGGTGTTGTCATGGTTCCGTGTCCATTTAAGAGTTTCTCTTAAGGTGTCTTTCTTCAGAGCTCCTACATATTTTCCATTGTGCTCAATTGGGTGAGCGCCAAGGAATGTAATGTCTGCGAAATCACGGTGTTCATCATCCAAGGGTTTCAATTTGTCATCCGAGGTGTATGTCTGTCCTAGCAAGCTGAGTTCATTGGCAATCGTGATTGGCGTCACTTTATCCTTAATTTCATCAGAAACGGAATAAATATGGTCGTCTCCAAGAATCTTCATTCTCACGTGATCTTCAAATATGACATTTGGGCATAGAAAGTTGAATATATAACGTATATAAGCTTCATGTACCAAAATGTTCAATATTGTAGTGAAGAAACATCCTGAGAAATGGCTTGACTTCAAGTATAACAATTTGTTAAAAACCTGAAGTGGCGATTCTGTCTGGTGGCGAACAAACTTTTCCAAAGTGTGTTTTGGGATAAAG